ATTCTGAGTCAAAGTCATGCATCGAATGTAGTCAGTTGTCTCTTCGAGCGTTTTTGGCTGATTAGTTAAAAACGGTTTGCACCACTTTGACTCCCATTTTGAAAGAGAGACTAAAGAATGCTCAAAGCAAATTGTCTGTTCTTTAAGATGGTGGATCTCGTTAGTTTCATCGTCCAATACCTTAATCTCTGGAATAGTAATTTTAAGCATATCTTTAGTCCCCCCAAAATGGAATCGATTAATCCGAAGGAAGAATGTGCTGGAAGAACTCGACAGCGCCGTTCTCGGATGTGAGAAGTTCTGTATAGAGCTGATCGAAAGCCGGAGTTTCTTCGAATGCTTTAGCGAGCTCTCCGTTATTTTTCATGAATCTCTTTCCATCGGGCGAAACTTCGCCATAAGAAAGAAGAATAATCTTTCTATACCATTCGCCCATAGCAGCCACATCTTTCTTAGCCACAGTATTCTGCAAGAAATCACGAAGATTTCCGTTCATTTCAAAGTTAAGTTTCATGAGTTCAGACTTAGAGATGTTAAAATAGAATTTTTCTTCTCGTTCAAGTCCGTTGTAGTCCGTATACTTAATAGTTTTTTCGTAAAGCATAACATTCTCCTTTTCTAAATTAAAAGAGCCTACCGGAAACGCTCCAGTAGGCTCCATTTTGAATTTTTAAACTGTCGCGAGCAGTGTTACTACTTCGTCAGGAAGCGGAAGATAAGCTTCCTTATTGTCAGTTCCATAAAGAGCATCTTCAAGAGCTTTAAGGCCTGTCGATGTAGTTTTTGTCGTGTCAATTGTAAGAAGAGCCGTCGGCTTATGGTCCTTTACCGGAACAGGAGTTGTGCTAAATTCCCAGCTGAATGTAATAGCATCAGGACTGTCGTTTACAGTCTGATAACCCTTCTGAGAAGGAGACGCTGTAGCTCCATATACAAGATGCAGTTTATAGCCATGATTTTCGAGTTCGGTATCATTACCGTATACGGTTCTGTAGCAAATACCGAAAACCTTTCTAGGCTGCTGTCCAATATAAGCGCCAGTCGCAAGAGCAACAGAACCATCACATTCTGCAAATTCATCCGGATACGTATATGCTTCAATAGTGCCGCCAAATTCTTCAGCTGCTCTCATTGACAGATACTTAATGTCATCAGCCCAAAGCTTTGTTTCATCTGCACCGGAAGGACTTTCAGTAATACTAGTAATTCCATTCCATGCAACACCGTGCGTATAACCATCATTCTGAGTACCCTTTACATAAGGATACAGAACGCAGTTCCTGACACCAGTTTCGTAATAATGTTCACCAACATTATCCCAAGTAATTCTAGACATGTATTCCTCCTAATTACCAATAAATCTCAAACGTATCATGTATGAGATTATTCGATGTGTAATGTTTTCCATGACGGACCATCGGAAACCACATAAGCATCCGAAGAGGCAATGTGGAATCCGGGTCCTCATAGATCAACGTTACGTCGTATGTATTCCGAATCAAATAGTTTGTATCATCTGCAGCAACCGACGGATGTCCGGAAATCTCATAAATAATCGCTGGGTAGAATATCTTTACTGATTCCGGCGGTTGGTAATACACGTGTCTATTTCCTAAGAGTGAACAAAACTCTTCATGCAGTTCTAGCCTGCTTGCCATTATATACCTCCCCGATGCTCAGTATCATTCTCGGATGCTCGACGTCAATACTATCGATTTTCCAATAAGATCCCATCAATTCAACGTAACGCATCTCTCCAATGTGTTGGTAAGCATACGCGTCAAAAACAATTGAAATCTTATTGTTTATTGCAAGGTTGTCGTTCTTATAACTGCCATTCTGCCAACGTCTACTATAAGAAAGAAGATCGCCAGCGTAGTGCTTTTCGACGATCTTCTCGGTCCATACACCAGGCGCAGTTTCAACGGTAGTTACGAAACCTATCACACCGTAATACTTAGCCATTTTGAATTTTCAAGCGTTTAGTTTATTCGCCTGCAGTATCGTTAGTCTTTTTGCTACGCTCAACACCGCCATCAACGGAAGTCGGAACAGTATCGGAGAACAGAACGATAGCAGAATACGGCTTTGTAAGAGCGCCGGAGCAACGTGTTTCAATCAGATACTTTTCCTGGTTATAGTCAATGTCGAAATCTTCGAACATATTAACTGCACCACCCTTATCGGCACCAACATTGTAGTCTGCAAGATTAACGATAATACCAATAAGAGGAGAATCGCCAACCTTATGATTTTCCATAACAGGAACGGTGACAATCTTATTTACACGCAGAGCCGTAGCAAGTTCTGCTTCTGTCTTATACAGCTTATGGCCAATCTGATCTTCGAGAAGAAGCATGTTTGTAAGAACATCTTCCGTTGTAAAGAATGTCGGATTGCCAGAACCCTTATAATCCTTACGTGCCTTAACAGCTGCACGAATAATAGCCTTTGCCTTGTCATCATCTGTAGCGTTTGAATTAACGGTTACGGCTGTCTTGATTGTAAACAGATCTGCATCGTTTGCAATCGGACGAACATGTTCTTCTGAAATCTTGTCATCATCGGAATTCATGCGGCCATCGCCAATGAGGATGGCACGGGCAAGTTCCTCGTTAAGCATCATACGCATTTCGCCCTTAATCCATGCGACAACATCGAAATCTGTGATGTCGACAATATCGTCACGATCGAGCTTCTGCTTCTTGTATACGGTCTGAGGTGTGGTAGCTCTCTTAAGCAGAGAGAATACTTCTTCCTTCTTGAGCTTGCCCTTCATGTAGCCACGTGCACGAGCTTCATCTTCTGTAATATTAGCAAACGTGCTCTTTACACGGCTAAACGGAGTGTGGTGAACACCGTTCATTACAACATTAACCCAGTCGTCTTCTCTCTTAATCCATTCGGGTGTCTTGTTAAGCTCGCGGTCCTCAGGGAACAGCCATTCAATTCCATCGATACCGTAATCTTCTGCGTGCGCGATAACAGACTCAGAGAGAGAACCCTGCTTCTTAGCATCCTTAATGATCATTTCCTGATCAGCATGGCTGAGTGTGTTGCCCGTTTCTGCACCATTGTCAAACACGTTGTACTTCATATCATCATATCCTCCATAAAAAGCTGAATGTTTAACGTCTTCTTCTTCGTCTTCTTCTTCATCATCTTCTTCTTTTACGTTCTTCTTGCCGCCTTTTTTTCCTTCTAAGGCCTGTCCGATCATGAAATATACGACATTTTTCTGTTCTTCTGTAAGCTCGTCAAACACGTCCTTAACGGTCTTTTCCTTTGATCCTGCCATCTTTTCTTCATCCTCCTCTGGCTCATCATCGTTGTTATCGTCATCATCAGCATGACGTAATTCCAAATGGTCTGCGTCACTTGTGTAAATAATTCCTTCGAACTCTTCGTCATCGCCATGCGAAAGTGATGGAACATCGATAAATGCTCCAGGATTCGCCCCAGCAAGCACGAGACTAACTTCTTTAATTTCTCCATGAAGAACGTCTCCGCCATTCTGCCTAAGCTGATTGGCATAAATGGACAGATGATCGATATCGCCATTTCTGACAGATTCGCGTGCATGCTGGCCACGTTCGGTATCATTGAAATAGCCATATGCGTATACGCCTTCCGGACGATTTTCAAGAACTGCATGGCCAAGCACATTTTCGGGCTTATCATGTCCATGCATCCACACAAGTGGCACTGTTTTGCCGTCACATTCTTTGAATGCGTTTCTTCTGATAGTTCGGCCATCAGCACATCGAATATCGTTGCGAGTAGCCCAACCACTAAAGTCATACGTTTTAGTCATTTTGAATTTTTACTCCTTGAAACCTACTCATTTGTCGGAATAGCATTTGCGTATTCGTCGGCAACTGCCTCTCCGGTTTCTGTCAACTGTTCTTCATCTAATTTTGCCTCTTCCTCCGCTTTGTCGCTTGCGCCTTGGCTAATATTCTTATTTCTAAGTTCGTCAGCTTTCGGATCAGTCGACGGTTTCATGCCAATAATCGAACGAATCTCATTAGAAGTGAGTATTTCATTTCTAGTAAACTTATCAGCTATTTCAGCAATCTGATTCACCGGGACCAACTTAAATGGATCTCTATAGAATTCAATTGACTGCAACTGTGAACGCGCGGTTTTTGTCAAAAATTTACGCCGCATTTCATTCGAAATGGCCGAAAGAATCGGTTCAATAGTTCGATTATAGTATGTCAGCATAATTGATTCATCAGCTGTACCCTTCATGACGTCTTCGGTAATACCCAACTGGCTATAAAGCATACTCGTCAGGTATTCGATTTGTGACATAAGGTTATTGTCGATTGAACGATTAAGCTGAGTAACATGTTCAGCGGCATCGATATATGCGATACCATATTTCGTTCCAGCAAGCTGCACCTCAATATCTTTTCGACGCTGCTCAGCCTGCTGTCTACGAGCTTCGGTTCTTGTAGTATACGGAAGTTGCACAATCAAATCCAATTTACCGGAACCGCTTTGTTCATCTATCGCATCTAGTATGTTAAGTTTTCGAATAAGACGCTGTAATGTCGAATTTGGTTCATTCATTACAGCATATAGCGGATTCTCGACAATAGCGACAGACTTTTTAGGCAAAGTGAGTTCTTTGTGCTGTCCATTTCGATCGTTATATAGATCGACGCGGATATGCTGTGGATACCATTCTTTAATTTTTCCGACTCTCATCGATAATATATCGTATGAGTTATTCGTAATTGGATTAACGCTTGTATCTACAGGCACAATTGCCACAACACCGTCATCAAGCATGGACATGACAACATCCTGGATAAACGCTCGTCCAGTTTGATCTATATTCGCCTCTGTCGAAAGACAATAGTTCAACTTAGAATCGATGTCTTCTAAATATCTTCCGTTTTCATCGACTCTAACGTGCCGTATTTCAACCGCTGCGCAATCGATCGCTATTCTGTTGTAAACGGCCGAAACGATAGAACGTTCATGACCTCTGCTCAGTCTATTTCTAAACGGATTACTATAAAATCCAGGACCAGTATCTCGTATATACGTTCTATTTGTTTCGTCATTAAAAAAAGCGTTCCAAGCATGCTGGATACGCTCGGTTAAAGACGGCATGCTTAGTCCTCCTTTTTAGCTTTCTTTTTGCTGTTTCCTTTGTTTTCCTTTTCCTCAGCAAGGCTCTTCTGAGTTTTGCTCATATGCGAAGACGTTGCCATGAGAGCAGCATAAGCAGACACTCCAGCTACGGTTGCCGGCTGAGTAAGAACATCTACAATAGCTTTATTTGTGGCAAACTTCTTGCCGGCGTTAATCTCATTGTCTGTAATCTTATCGACTTTTACATCAATGTTACCATCAACAGTCTTCTTGAAACTGTCTTTATCAAACACGATAGCGGCTTTAGTATTAAATCCCGAATACTTTCGGTCGTTAACATCGGCAACACCCTGATAGCCTCTTTTAGAGAGTTCGCCATAGAACTTCTTTTGCATCGCTGTTGAGTCATCATCATTTCCGAGAAGAGCTCTGGCATTAAACTTTTCATAAGCTGTTTTGGCACCATTCAAACCGGGTTTATTAGACACATTTTTCTCAACCATGGCTTTAAACTCAGCATCGTTCTTCATAAGATCATTAAATGCTTTCTCAGAACTCTTAAGCGAAGCAATCTTCAGTTCCTTTTCAGTAGTTGCCTGCAACTTGTACTTATTCTCGCCACTGCCAGTCTGAATGCCAAATACTTCCTGACCATCTTTACCAAACTGTCCAACATACGATTGTTTATCACTTTCCGTATAAGCCGTATAGAATGCTTTACCGTTATTTAAACGATTTGTATCCATGGAAAGTGTCTGAATAGTTGTCCCAGCCTTTAAAGTTTCATCCGCGTATTCCATTCCATACTTTCTATACGCGTATATACCAGCAGCAGTTAACGTCACGGCAGCGGCAGCTATGGCCGCTTTTTTCGCAAATTCAACATCTCTTGCGGCTGCCGCGTCTGCTTTTTCTTTTGAAACGCCGTGAGCTTTTTGGTAATTTGCAGACAAAGCTGCATGTGCCTTTCCGGTCAAACTATCTGGAGCATAACGTCCTTCAGCGCCAGGCTTATATGACCCATCTTCGTTCTGATAGTTACGAATGCCCCACTGTTGACCTTTAACTCCAAAATGATAGAGTTCTGCAGAATACGTAAACCCCATATCCTAAAGTCCTATAGCCTTTCTACCCGCAAATACCATACTTGAAAAGTATTTTGAAGAAGTGGAAACTCTTTGAGCGCTTGTCGAAATAATCTGAGACTGATCAAAAACTATCACTGGTGCCCTAGCATGAAATGCCCCGTAAATAGCATCATTTGTATCAAGAACACCGCCGTATCCTTTTTTTCCAAGCACATTAAAGAATTTCGCTCGTTGTTTAGCAACATCGTTTGCCATTCTAGCGTTTCCGCCGGCGTCAGAAGGAATCACATAATTAAACATTCTGTAGATAGTTCTAATGTCATCTTCCGTCGGTTTGTATCCAGGCTTTTTCATTCTATTGAGAGCATCACGACTTTCTCGGTATCCCTTGAATTTGTATTTGCTATCAACAAAATGAGCCTGCATTCTAGAAGGATCTGTTACAAAATTGTAAAAATCTCGGTCTTTGCTATAAAGATCGAGAAAAGCTTCTGCACCAGAATCTTCGCTGGCAATCTTCATGTCAGAATCAAGTTTGTTGTCGATCCTGTATTTATAAAAATTGCCAGTGCCAATTTCGTTTCCATCTTTATCATAAATTGGCTGAGGAACTTTCTTATTAAACAATGCATTATACTGGTCCTTATCTGCTCTTTGATAAGTAGCATAAAACATGTCAGCGCCTTTCGTCCTATCTTTGTTGTAAGATAGCGTCGACAAATTGGTTCCTCCTTTAATTACAGTGTCGAAGTGCTTCTTATTGTAGATGCTATTCTTTTTTCTACGAGCCTTGTAAATCTCTTGAGTTTCTCGTTTACTATAATCACCGCCACCAAGCGGGTATGGTGGTCCATTGCGTTTTCCCCATTGCTGTCCAAGAATACCGTGGTGGCATAAAATATTTGACTTAAAATTGCTCATTTCATGCACCATCCAGTAAATCAGCCATCTTTTTCGTTATAGTAAGCTGCTCCGAGAGCCTGTTTAAAAGCTGTTTTGACCTGCTTTCTGTATTCTTTGAAATGATCTTCGTCAAACGGTATGTTCATAATATCCCTGTTTGCTCTTTCCCAAATTCTCGCGGTTTCAACAGAACGCTTATAGCTTCTATGATGCTCCTGCTGAAGCTCGCCAACTTTCATATCAGCATATGCTGGAATACTTCTAGCCAAATACTTAGCACCGGCTGCAACAGTAGCAGAATTGTTAGCTTCGTTATAAGAATACTTTTTAAGTCTCTGTCCAGTTTCGGCATCTACTTCATCGGATTCTTCATCCAATAATGCACTCCTATACTTTTGTACATCGACGTCATACTGGTCGTTTTTCCATCTGGCGTATGTCTGAGAATGACGGCCGTTCTTTTTAAGATCGTCGCGAGCTATTCTATGTTCTTCAGCTTCTTCTCTAGCATATTGGGAGTTTCTACTGGCTCGATTAGCCATCTTTTCACCATATTTTCGAGCTCTGTTCACACGAAAATTGTGAATTTTCTGTCTAATTCCACCCATAGCACCTTTAATACCATAACGACTACGTCCTTCAGCGGTATAGGTGCCATCTTCATTTTGGTATCTACGAACACCCCACTGCTGACCTTTTATGCCATGGTGGTAAAGTTCGTTTGAATAAACATATGCGTTTTTCATTTTCATGAATCTACCTCATAAATTTCCATTGTTTTTCTTCGAATTCATTTGAATACGCTAAAAAAGTACTTTTCGCGTTTATTCAAACTGATCGAAATTTAGTTTCATAGCTACATAAGCATCCATCAACGCTGCGACGTTATCGATCTTTTGTTCACGACGCTTTTTAAGCAATTTTCTATTGCCATTTGTGTCTTCCATGGCTATACAATTGCCCATACAAAAAGACATCAAACTCTCGTCAAATAACAGCATTCTCTCAGAAGAAAGTTTTTTCAACTCGCCAAGAGGAACCGATTCTGTCCGCGCACCCTGAATCACTTTTTCGACTCCAAGTGATCCATTCTCTAAGCACCAACGATTGACAAAATCCTCCGCATTATACGGGTCATAGCCAAAAGATCTAACGTCATATTCATTTCGATCAATCATCGCTATAAGATCCTCGTAAACCGCCGTCATGTCTAAGACAATGCCTTCCATAACAATCAGACTTCCTTCTTTAATAAACGTCTGATACTTAGTTTTTAATGACAGAGGCAATCTATCGTATGTTAATTGCGATATGTAACTTCGCACTTTAACTCCGAAGCATCCATTTTGAATTGGAAACAGAAAAGTAAATGCACAAAAGTCATCGCCTTGCGAAAGGTCTGCTCCAAGAGAACAAACCATTCCTTTGAAGCTTTTTCTTGTATGTACTTTTGTTTCTTCGTACGTAAAAAAGTACGTGTAACCCTCAAGCGGTATGTTAAATCTTTTAGCTATAATATCGTTGCGCGCAGAAGGATTCTGTTCGGCTCTTTCAACATCCAGCTGGTACGATTCATATGAAACTGTTTTTCCAATATTCGGATTTGCTTTAATCCACATTGCAGGATTGGCAATTTCTTTTAAATCATCGAGCTTGTAATACCAGATGGAAACATGCGGAGCTCTATACTCTCCCTTAAGAATTTTATAAAGCTCCATTTTTATGTCATCACCTGGACCATTACGAACGGTTCCTTCTGAACTTGTAAGAACTATAAGATAGTCTTTAATTTTGCTTGCGCCTTGTTCCAAAGCACCAACAACATCTTCTCTAATGTCTCCAGACAGCCATTCGTCGACTGTTGCGACTTTAGTGTGAAGCCCCTGTAATTTGTCTATTGTCATTGGTCTTGATTCAAGTGTTGATCCAGTAAGAAAGTTTTTTATTCCGGCTTTTGTCGATGCCAATTTAGGTCTATTGGCGGTAGAACCAGTAGTATTCTGCAAAGAACCGTCAGTTAGAAACTTGAATAACGGTCCCCTCGATCTGGTTATAGCCGTTCTTATTGGTGACAAAACTTCATCTGACTGTCTTATCGTAGGAGCTGTTGTTACTTGCTGAGTCGTCGTCGAATCAATGTTTAAAAAATACGATTGAATGCAAGCATCGTACATAGTTTTTGCGGCTCCTCTCGGAAGTATTAAGTACTGTTTATTTGTAAGTCGATGTTTAATCTGCCTTTCCAAATATCTTCCGCCAGAGCCATCCTCATATGGAGTCCAGACCATTCGTGTGTCAAAGTACCACCAGCCAAATATCTCTTCGGCCCATAATTTAAAAGTGTCCAAAAGGAATAAATCTGAGCCATCTGTAAGAGTCATTTCGTTTTCACAATATGCAATAAAACCTTCGACAGCTTTGTCGTCGTAATAGTACTTTGGATCAGCTATTAACTGGTCTATTCGATTCATCTCCATCGAAATTTCTTGATTAACAGGTGTTTCGCCACGTAATACAGAATCTCTAAACTTACCGTAATAGATCGGAACTGCTGTATTTGATAGCATGATGCAACTCAACGCCTCTTATACCTAATCAGAGAATGATACAATCCATCTCGCATATATGAATGCTTAATCTCCAAATATCGTTCTATCTGATCAATGTCATAGCCAGCAGATGCCATACTCTTAATGGTTGACCGAGTATCTGGATCTCGCTGATTGCCATTTGAATCTTTGAACAAAGCTTGGTATCTGACGCTTGATCTGTCGATGCCTCTATTACTAGGTCCACCGATTGCATCAGTAACATCTTTTCCAACATTTCCGCCTTTGTTATTTCCAGAATTGTTTGAGCTAACATTTGCATTAGTCGCAGCTTTAATCGCTGCAGTGGCAGAATCAATTGCCACTTTCTTTGCAAATTTAGTTCTTTCCGAATCATCTTCTTTAGCGGCATATTTCTCAGCAATTTTTGTTATTGCCACTGTGGCGACCGCTGCCATAGCGGCATTAAGCGCGGCATCGCCAGCTCGTTCAAGCGCTTTTCCAGTAGCGGTCATAGTTTTAGAACCTACTTTTTTCACAGCTCCGACAATATCATCTTTATGATCATGAAGAAATTTGTTCGCTGACTTTGCGCCATTAGCAGCGATTCGAGCTGCAGAAGAGCCGGCTTTGGCAATCATGCTAACTGGCACATCTTTATTGTCGTACACATAGCCGGCCACTTTCTTAATCATTTCTGGATTCTTTGCGGCGTATGTAGCAACACCTGCTGTTACTGCAAGTACGGCGCCGATTTTAGCCGCCGTCTTTAATTTGTTTTTTGTTGAATCACTTATTCCATTCGTTTCTTTGAAGAAATTACCTCTACGACGTTCTTTTCCGATAGAAGTATAGGTGCCATCTTCATTTTGGTATCTGCGAACGCCCCACTGCTGACCTTTTATGCCATGGTGGTAAAGTTCGTTTGAATATGTGAAATTACTATAATAAAGTTCGTTATTGGCCATGGTATTTCTCCTAATCAAAAGAAAAGAGGAAGCTTTTGCAAGCCCCTCTTTTCAATCTCTATCAGTATTCGTACTGTCTGATCATTCGAATGCCATTGCTAATCACTTCTCTATCATAGTCAGACTCGGCCCTATCCATAAGTTCTTCAAGAGCGGCAATCATTCGATCATGAATACTATGATGGCTATAATCGTTGGATCGATGTTCCATGTATCGTCCGGTATTCATATTGCGCATTCTCCTGTAACTGACGTTAGTGTTCGAATAATCACCATCATTTTGAATTTTCTGAATCTTATCAAGAAGACACATAGCGTCAGTGGCATTCTTTAATTCGACAGGGGTTAAATCGCCCTTTGTATTAATCTTTTTAATCTCTTTAGCAACAAGATCCTGTAAATCGTCAAGCTCTTTATAAAGTTCCTCTTTCATAAACAGCCTCCTAATACGTCACCGAAAGGTCTGGTCT